AAACCTGTAGTCCCCAACAGGAATAACTACAGGTTCTGATCTATATTTTGCTAGTTCTTGGCGAGTCCATGATTGAATATAATTGAGTCCAAATTCTGTAAAAGCTGCTCTTGCAGATTCAAAATTAGATTTTCTTTTTGTAGTAAATTCGCCCTTCGTCATTTTTTCTGTATAGTATGTCTTTGTTTACCAATTGATTAGCCAGTAGTACTTCCCGTGGGCTTAAATCTTTTTTTTGTATTTCTACGGATTCGCTAAATTTCCCTAAGATGTCTGCTTCTTCGTTTGTTATTGGTAATCTAACTTTATTTAAGAGTTCTACTATCTTCATTATTATTTTAAAATGAGTTGTACAATAACCATTATTAAACCAGTTAACATTGCTACGCCAAAAGCCGTGCCTACGGTAATCAACTGTCCGCTACTTTTGCTGGTAACTTCGGCTGCTGATTCTGATATTTTCGTGCGTATGATTATGATGTGTTCTTCCATCGTGTGCATACGCTGCTCTAGTTTGTCTAATTTATCTTCCAATGCCTTGTATCTTTCAGCGCACAAATCCACGTGCGCTTCAAGGCTTGCTCTTTCGCTTGCTGCCATTTTGTTTTATTTCTTTCTATAAAAATGCAGGGTTCTGTTAATATACCTAGAATATGAGCCATAAAGAAAATGCCTTAAAACGACGATGATTTAAATTGTATTTAAGTTCATTCTGCCAGTTTTAAAGTATATGTTTTTTATAGCACCATAAGGATAAAAAATTGGTAGTATAAATCTGGCAGTTTCATCTAGTCCGCAAATTATAGGAACTTGAGCAAAATCTCGATCTAGTCCACCAACTGGGTCTTTGTCTTCAAGAAATACATCTTCGTGCTCGACTCCAAAACAAAAAATCCATACACGCTGTTTTCCAAAATACATTTCTCCAAATCCGCCAGTTTCGTCAATTTCAAATTCTGCACAGATTGGTCCTTCAATTAGTTGTGGCTGCGATCTCAACCCTATTACCTGTAATACTGTTTCCCAATTCCTCTGTTGATCACGTTTGACTTCTTGGCCAACTCTGTGTCTAGTAATGCCAGTAGCAGTAATGTCAACCAATGTTATGCCAGTATAAAATTTCATATAGATATTTATAATCATAAAAAAAGCAGACCGAAGTCTGCTTTTCTATTGCAATTTAAAAATTACGATACTACAAAGCTGGTACCGTTGGTAACAGTTGCGCTGCCTAGGTTCACAGAACCTTTCTTAGTACCAATTGCTTGTAGTGCTGTCTGTAATGCACTTGCATCTGGTGCATTAACACCGTCGCAGATTACACTGATAACACCACTTGTTGCATGTGCAAAATATAATAACACTGGTGGAAATGCTTGAATGATAGCTTCATATGCTTCATTTGCTGCGTCATCCTCAGATGATAAATTAACACCTGCATTAATCGCGTATAATGCAACGCTTTGTCCTGGCTCGATCAAAGTTCCTGTTGTACCTGCAAAAAAGTAGCCTGCGCTACGATCTAATCCGATTGGCATTTTGTTTCTCCTAAATTATTTGCGTTTTACCGCATGTTAATATTTATACTAATCATAAAAAAAGCAGACCGAAGTCTGCTTCTTTCACTTAATTTAAAATTAAGCTAACTTGATACCACCTGTTGAACTAACAGTTGCTAGTGCAGGGAATACATTACCGCGTGAACCAATGTTGCCACCTAGGGCACGAATAGCCACTTGTAGATCTGAATCGGTCCAAGAACTACGCTCGGTGATTACGCTCAACTGTGCAGTTGAACCGTTAGGGTCAACTTGATATGCTAGAACTGAAGCGTTATTTGTAATTACTTTCATTAGTGTTTCGACTGCGCCGACTACACCAGCACCACTTGGATCATCTAGTTCAGCTGCTAGGTTAGCAGTTGCACCTAGAGCGGTGATTTTGTATGCTGTGATAGGTGGTGCAATACCAGTGTTGATGATTGCTGCGTTAGCAAAACTCTGACCCGACCCTACGTTGTTTACACCGGCCGAACTGCCGTGTACTTTAGTTACTCCGATTGGCATGTTATTTCTCCTTAAATATTTGCGTTTTATCGCATGTTAATATTTATACCAACTAGTTCATTTTCGCGAAATTAGCGGCGCTAAACACTTCTCTATCCACAATTTTAACTAGGCCTGTGGCCGTTGGAAACACAAAACCTTCGCCTGCGGGCTGTCCATTTACATATTCTTCAATACCTTGCACTTGTGATGCCAGCTGTTTGGCCAAGTGTTGTTTAAAGGCATAAATGCTGTTCCAGATTGCTTTAAGTCCGACATACCCGGGACTCTCAACTATTTCTCCGCTGGGGTCTTGTGCAAATAATTTTCCAGTATTATCATCTCCAGCTAAGGCATTATATTGAACTTTACTAACATTTGCTGCCAACCATGTGTGCAAAGGCTCATTGGTTTGCTTAGTAATAAATTTATTAAAGTATGTTTTTATTCTATCTCTAGTGCTTTGTGGAACAGATCCTAGCAATTCATCTACTGCTGCGCCATATTTTTTTAAGGCTGCATCTGCTGCACGTTCTTGTTGTACTGGAGTTTTTAACGTAAATTTATTACCTGCTGTGGGAGAAATAATAGCAATACCGCCGGGCACGTTTGCTAGTCCCTTGCCATTCCATTGAGCGGGTTGACCGCCCACACTATCAAAATATTGATGCACTACAATTCCACCAACAGATCCTGCAATAATCTTTCCTAGAGCACTGTTGGCGGCTATTCTGTATTCAACTAGGTTGGGTTGGAAAACAAATTTTCCTTGCATTGGTTGTAGCTGTCCTGCATAAAGCAAATCGCCCCAATAGAAACCTGGTCCTTGTACTGCTTGGTTTAGCGCAGGCCAAATTGTTTCTAATAGACCATAGAGGCTACCTCTAAGATTGCCCGATGCCTTTTGTGCATCATAACGTTTCCAATCTTCTACATTTTTTGCTAGAAAGCCGGCATCAAACATGTACTTGTCCATGATCGCCAATTGTCCGTCTTTGTCTCTACCAAAAATAAGAGCAGGTTTACCGTCCCATTTGATAGTAAGATTCCTTGGATTGGATATCACAGATTTTAGACCGGCTATTTGTTGAGCTGCGGCGGCACTACCCGACAGTATTGCATCTTCAGGATGTGGAGTTCTAGGATTAGCAGCCTCCATTAAGTATTCAACAAATTCAAAATACATTACGATAGTTTATCCGTGTATGTTCTAAACCAAGCCGCAGTCCCCGGAGCAGGTGCTGCCTCGGGCAATTGAATATCACTCTTGGCCAAGGTTTCTCTGGCTGCTGCAACCAACTGGTCGTAGTTGGGTCTTTTGCTGATAGCATCCAGGATATCGTCGGCTGAATTCAACTTGGCGGCCGGAATGCCTGTTATTTTACTAAGTGTAGCTGGACTTTTACCATCTTCAATTGTGGTATTAGTGACTCTATCGACCAGTCCGTGTTTATAACTCCATTTGAGCCCTGGATGTAAGGCAGCAACAATGCTGGCCAGAATAACATGACGGCTCATGCCGGTCAGTTTGCTACCTTCTGCAGCACCGCTCATGCTAAATGCTTGCCACTTGGGATCTCCAAACATCAAGTCTGCTTGTACGTATCCTTGCCCTAAACGTCCACCAATTGGCGCTTTGACGTGTACGCTGTCGCCGGACTTTTTGATATCTTTAGCGTCAACACCAGCTGATAGTAATACCGCAACCAGTGTGTCTTTGTCAATGCTGGTTTCATCAACAGCTAGATCCAAATCTCCTGAGCTGGATTTTCGTCCCGTGGTACCCAACCAAGTTTCTTCAGGGAATCTAATACCAGACACATGTTCAATCCATTTAATTGTTGCAGGAACGTCATCGCGATTGATACGCTGTGTTAGCGATTGTCCATCAGGACTTTTAAAAATATTACCACCTTCGTTAATTTGCATTATAGTTTTCCTCGCTCTTTGGTTAGGAAAGTCTGCAATGCCGCGGTAACCGGTCGTGTGGTACCAAATGGATGGAACTCGCCATAATCATCCATTTCAAATCTTTTACCTTTGTACTGTATAACCAAAGGAACAGATTGTACAATTGATACATCAGGGTGTAAAGGTTCAGACACTGACGGTTCTCCGTATGGTTCTTCGTCGGGAGTATCTGTTGGCGTTTCATCTCCTTGTTGTTTTTGTGATTGCGCTGTCTTTATTGCAGCAGGATCAAACATCAGTTTTCCATTTTGTTTAGCTAACTGCTCTAAAGCATCAATTGATTTAGCATCTAAGATTTCATTTCCGGTGATATCTTTCCAAATTCCTGATTTATCTTTTGAATTTGGTTCAGCTGCAAATTTAAAATATTGACGACCGTCTTTGGTAGTTGCTACTAACATTCTTCCAGGTGGCACTTTATACCTTTTCATTGGCGCAGGCTCTTTATCCTTGTCTGGCGCCTTTACCCATTGACTGCCTG